AATTGTAGGAATAGAAATTACTCTAGGATTTTTATCTTTTCCTTTAAGAACTAATCTTTCTTTATATGTGGTGAACTTATATGTTTCATTTAATACCTTTTTCGATATAATTTCCAAATGCATATTGATATTTTTCTCAAAAGCTTGTCTATTAATTCTATCTAATCCTGTTGAAGCTTTATGTTGTACATAATTTAAATAAAACTTTTTTAAATATTCATATTTATATTTTTCGGTAAAATCACTACTACTATTCATAAGAATATACCCTTACTTTTCTACTTAGAATTTAGGGAGCTCTTTATATTATTAAATATCCTACCAATTAAAGTAGAATCCGTAACATAAGAAAAATCTTCTTGTTGAATAGTTAATCTTTATCTCTAAGAGTAAAAATCATTTCTCTAAACGAAATAAGAGTCTCCCCAAATTTATAATATTATACAAATTATCTAAATACAAGACATTATTCAATCTAACACCATAAATTTATATCAACTCACCAAAACTGAACCTATTAGCATTATGATACAATCCAATTTCACTCTCATAATCAGGATTACAATCAACCCAAATAAAATCATTTTCCTTTAAAAGTTTCTTAACCTTATTCTCAGTTTCTAATACTTTATCCTTATCCATTCCCCATACATCAACCTGCATATTATAAGTTACTATTTCCTCTTCATCATCTCCAAAAGCTTCAGGCACAATATTATAAAAGAAAAAGGTAACATGAGTTTTCTTTATATCTGATCTATACCATCCTTCATAAACATTAGGTATACTTTCTAATATTTTATAAACCTTATCTTCCATGACTAACCCTCCAGTTTCTTTTTTAATATCTTTTCATACTCCTTTAATGCTTTCTTATCTAAGTTTTTCTGAATAGTTTCACTTGTCTGTGCAAATATTGGTCTTGGCTTCATTTTACTAGTTCCCCATTCAAGAAACTTAGAATAGAAATAAGGACTGTTGTCCCCTTTTTCTATTCCAACTACCATATATAAATATCCATTTTTAGTCTTTCTTACTTTTGATATAGGTACATTATCCTTATAATGTTTTCCTGTCCTACTTCCTTTTCTTCCACTTTTACTCACATCCTTACTTTTTGGTAGCTTACTTTTAATAATGTTTCTAGCTATTTCAGATTGCTCTTTTAATATCGCTGTATTTATAACATCCATTTCAGCTTCACTAGATAATTCTTTAAGGCTATCTATTATTTTATCTAAGCCATCAAACTCCATTTCAATGCTCATTTTAAAGTATCTCTTTACACTTTATTTTAATAAAGTCTTTACTATAGCCCATATAATCAACTGTATAAATACTAAACTTCCTGCCTTGCCAATGAACTGTATACTTTTCTTTTTCTCTTAAGGCTTCAAGTAACTTGCAATATCTAACCTTAAATATAAGAGCATTTTCCAATTTAATATTTATAGCTTGATATAGTTCATTTCCTATTAAATCTAATACTGCTGCATAACCTGAATAGAAAATTACCTCTTCTATTATTGGCTTTCCATTTACCCTATGTTCTTCTTCAACTGTGATATTTATTTTTTGATTAAGTACAGTTGCTAATTTACTTTTCAATTCTTTACTGATCTGTCTCATTAGTATTCACCGCACTTTTTAACTGCAATCTTAATAGCTGACTTTTAAAGCAATCTTCAAAATACTCAAAGGCATTGTTATAAATATACCTGCAACAATCTAAAAGTATCTGATTATTAGAGGTATCTCCTTGAAAATCTAAGGTGACACCTGCTATATCATTTTGAAGATAATCTTTAGCTCTTGTTATTATCTTTTCTAAATCTCCATCTTCATCATTCCAAGTGATCTTTAAATAATTCTTTAAACTATCTAATAACATTATTAATTACTCGCTACTGCATTTGGTATTGTTGTAGTTACTTCTAACTTTGATATATCAAATATGAGGAATGAATCATTATCTATAGGTTGTCCCTTTGCATATTGTTTAGATATATAAACCCTTTCATCTTCTAAAAAATGATATTCATCTGAATACTCTATCTTACCTGTTGAGCCTACACCTAAGAAGTAATCTTTAGACATCCCTGCTATTAATGTTCCTTTAGGTACTGCAACTGATTGAACTATATCCCCTGGTATTGGTAGAACCCCATATACATATGTTCCATTTGAAGTTAATACTGTTGTGGCAGCGAATATCTTTTCCCAATAATCAACTGGATTAACTATCATAAGTACGCTAGGAACTGCCCTCTTACCATCCTTAGTTAAAGGAGACATAATATTTTTACCTAAAGTAACTGGCTTTAAATCTGTTAATGCTACTGCTTTCTTATCTGAATAAACGCCTTCAACAACTGAACCCTTTAAATCCTTCAACATTCCTATAGGTTGGTCTTTACCTGTTCCCGCAACTATAGCTACTTCAAGTCCTATTGAAATTGATTCTGATAATACAGTCCTTACATATCTATCAATCCATTCTGCTCCTAAATCTAACATTGATTTAGCTACTGGCAAATAGGCTGATAGCTTGCTTAAATCTGTTTTAACCTTAGTGAATCCTGCTGAAAGTTCCTTATTAATTTCATCTGTTAACGCACCCCAAAAAGCTCCTTCACAATCACTTTTTCTAACTATCCATTCTGTTGTACCAGTAGTATTTTGAAAGTTTATCTTTGATAATAAAGGATGGTTTTGCTCAAGATCCTCAAAGACTCTATTAAATATAGTAACTGGCATAGTTATTTCTAAATCAGTAAATCCCCTCTTCTCTATTACCTCTTTATAGTAGGCTCTTTCCTCTGAAGTTAATTGTGATGCCCCCCTTCTATCAAGTATTGCTATATCATTTACCTCAGTAGTTACCATGCTTCTAGCTTCTTGAAGTATTTCATCTTGTATTCCATTAGCCATTCTTACTAAAGCTTCTGTTACAGCTTCATTGTCATCCTTCTCTAACGCTTCAGCTATTGCAGCTCTCACCTCTGTATTACTTTTATCTAAATCCTTGTTTCTCATTTTCTTTTTTACTGTCATATTATTGTTCCTCCTTATTAAATGAATTAAAAAAAGCCGACATAATGTCGACACTTCTCTTTACTATCTTATTTTCTTTTTCCTCATTAACCTCATCTTTAGGTTTTAAATCTCTTAAGGATAAATCACATCTTGCTGAGATTTCTGTATCTGCATATGCAGGAATTGGTGTTGCTGTTACTTCAAATAATTCAACCTCTGTTATATCCCTATAAAAGTTTGTATATGTTTCATCCCACTTTGTCTTTTGATCAACTATATTAAATCCAAAAGAACAACCTTGAATTAAACCATTCCTTACATTCTCTAATAAATCATTACCATCTGTTGTTTCTGGTACTGTTAATTCAAACCTTAACCCATGTTCATCTTCCTCAAGGATTAAATTTGAATTAGTTCTACCTACAACCTTATTCCAATCATGATTAATAAGCATAAACTTATCTCTTGTTTTATCATTTAAGGTTTTAACAAATGCACCTGGTGAAACTTTCTCATAAAAACAATCTCCCCATCTATCCTTTAGTTTTGTATATTCCTCACTAAAGACTGCTGCATAACCTTCAATTTTTCTTTCTTCAAGGTTACTATCCCGAAGACTCAAGCTTACTGTCCTTTTTTCCAATCTTACCACCTCCAGTATTATCCTCTTTTATATCAACTACCGATTGATAGTTTTTAGTAACATAATGTTCATTTGCCCAAGGTTCATCAATAGGCTCTCTTCCTAGCATTTTCAAATTATCATTTACCGAATTAACTGCTATTCTAAATAATAAATCTGCTGACTTTGACATTTTTTCTAAATCAACGTCCCTAATTCTTTGAGTATCTACTTTTACATAGGTTCTATTTAGATAATGCTCTTTCCCATACATCTTTCTATTAACTTCACTTGTTACTAATTTAGCTATAGGATTTATACAAAACATAAGGAAATTATCAGTTTGCTCTGTTACCCCTGCTACATCCCCTTTAATTATTCCACTAGGAACATGAAAAGCTGATGCAACAAAATCTATAATGTCATTAACTACTGCTCTTACATCTCTACTATCTTTTATATTACTTTGAGTCTTACTTTCTTCATAATCAAATCCATCTGATAGGGGCAATACTGCATTATCACTATTAAAATACTTTTTAAACTTATTGTTCATTAAATCATCTAGTTGCTTCTGAGCTTCTCCAAGTTGTGGATTTAAAGTACCTATTTTTAAAATACCCTTCCTCCCATTAGATCTTTTATAAGAAGATATTGCACTAGCTAATAATTGACTATAGTCTTTATATAATCCATCAATAATACCCTTAATATTTTCATCATTAAGCTTTAAATACAAAACCTCTGATTCAACATAGGATCTAGTTAAAGGTAAATCTCGTATTTCAATGTTAGTATAAACATCCTCATAAAAAGCAAAGGGCTTATGTGTGAAAGTCTCAGCTATAAATAATTGATCCTTTTCTTGTATTATCAAACATTCATTTTCATAAATTAGTTTTGATATTACCTCAATCCAGAACTCTGTTGAATTCTGATTTATGTTAGGCTCTACATTTAATAAATAATAGTTGTCCTTTTTTGTTTCTTTACCTAATTCAAAGGTCTTAAACTCAGATAAAACTAAAGCATTAGCTATAATAGATATGCAACTTTGTATTGCAAATTCTTTATAATAAAGTTGTGCTTGTAATACTTCTGAATATCCCTCCATCTCGCCTTTAAACATTCTACTGAAAAAACTCCTTATCCCAAATACCTCACCCCCTTTCATTTAATATGAGTAGCAATCAAAGAACACTAAAGGTTTAACTTCAGGTACCTCACTATCTTTACTCAAAGCGTGTAACAACGCAAAAAAGCCGTCAGTCTTTCTAAGCTTCGGCTCTATCTTTTTAAAGGATTTATTTTCTTTTTTATCTGATTCAACATATACATTATTGGTATACCATCTCATCATCATATCATCACCATAAATGATTGACTCTTCTGCAAATATTTGTTCAACTAATGGTGCTAATTTATTATGTGTGATATAACCATTTCTTACTTGATCCAAAGGTAACCCATACTCTTTGAATGTACTTTCAAGAAGTGATTTTCTAAAACTATCACAAACTATATTAAGTATATTGTACTTTTTAGCCTGCTCTACAAACCACTCTGCTATATACTTAGGATTAATTGTATCTTCATAAATTATGGTGCATAGTCCTAGTTTCTCTGCTAGCTTAACATCAAACTTAATCTTTCTATTTTTAATGTTTAATGCTTTATGACATACAAAACTATGATGCAGCCATATCCTCTTCTTGTCCTTTTTAAAGAGTAATCCACAACCAACAAAGTCTCTTATATCTGCATAGTCTAAAGCTCCCATACAAGATGCTCCTATTAAATCTGGTATAGGCTGATTAGTAGCTTTAATCTTTTCCCATTCAGCAACACCAGTATAAGTATTTTGTGCAGGTAAATTCATTCTCTTTGTCATAAACTCTATAGCTAGTTGTGGCTGATATTGCATATTTTCATACTCTTGTTCCATTTGTAGCTGCAAGGTTTTAAAATATCTTATTGAAGGATTAGCCTTTTCCCATAACTTTTTATTATCTACCTCTTTCTCATTATCTAAATGATAAAGTATAGGCAATAATCTCATGGTTTTATTTTCACCATTTAAAATCATTTCACCTATTTCTAAATAGTCATCAAGAACACCACCTCTTACATTTCCATTAGTAGTTATCATAAACACCCTAGAATTCCTTTTCTTACCTAGAGCTGATATAAATACTTTAATTTGTGAGTAATCTTCATACTCATGTATTTCATCAAATACAACACAAGCAGGTCTTAATCCATCCTTTGTCCTAGCGTTGGAAGTATTAAACTTAATGTAAGATCTAGTTTTCTTAAATACTATTTTTTCTTTTGTATAATAAAAGGCTCTTTGAAGCTTCTTATTATCATCTATAACGTTATAAACATCATCAAATGATGTTTTAGCCTGATCCTCTGAATTAGCTACAATATCAACATTATATTCTCTAATACCATGAAAGCCTGTAGTTAAGTACCAAGTAAGTCCACTAATGAACCCATTCTTTCCTGCACCTCTTCCCATTTCAATAAGAAAGGTATCCCAAACCACAGTACCATCTTCATAAAAGCAGTGAACTAAAGCTATAACAAATCTTTCCCAAGGAATAAGAGTAAATTTAAAATACTCTTCTATCTTTTCTATAGCCTTATCTATTTTTTCATTATCAATAAAGATCCCTGGCTGTGAAAGTTTTTCCTTAACAAGCTTAATCATCTTTTTTATATCTTCATTTGATTCAACTTCATTGCTTTCAATCAGGTTAATATATTCATCAATACATTGATTAAATATCATCATAACCATCTTCTTGAGGAATTGGCTTTAATCCTAATTCACTTAATATTTTTAACATCTGAGCACTTGTTTTATTTAATTCTGGAATACTATCATTCTTTTTCATTCCTTCTTGCTTTCCATTATTCCATAAAACAGATACACCCCTTTTCCTAATATCTTGTATCAACCTATTTTTTATATCCCAAAGAGCCATATAATCATCTATTAAATCTTCATAGTGTTTTCCAAAAGTTCCATTTGACTCAAGTTGCTTTAATAAATCCTCTCTTATTTGCTCATATAAAATATTTCCCAAGGGTTGCACACTTTTTTTATTGCACCCTTTATTTTGGGTGCAATCTCGTTTCCATTTATATCTTTTCTGCCATGACTTAACTGTATTTAATGACACCTCATATTTTTCTGCAATTTCTTTATACTTCATTCCAGAAACATAGTCTCTATATGCTTTCTCGCTTGTTGCTAAACTTTCTCTTTCATTCATCTTCACCACCTCTTTTCTTCCTTTGCACACAAAAAAGAGGGTGCGGGTGCACCCCCCTTATGCGAGTTCTCAAAAAATCTTTCTTGTCTCTACTAAACCCCGACGAATCAAATCTTGAAAAAAGCCCATTTTTTCAGATGGGGGGCTATCACCAACGCTCCTCTATATCTATCTTTGGCTTTACTCTTTGCTTGAACTGCTTCTCTGGATGAACACTGTTATGACAAGCATTGCAAAGACTTTTAAGATTATTAATATCTAGTGCTAACTCTGGATAATCTTTTAGATGTTTCTTATGATGAACACACTGAGCTATAGTTACCTTACCATTTGCTTTGCACATTTGACATTCATTATTATCTCTCTTTAAAGCATCAGCTCTTTTATGTAACCATTCTTTATTTTTATAGAATTTATCTAAGTTACCACTTAGTATTATTTCTTTTATCTTCTTTATATCCATTAATAACTCTCTCTTACTTTAATCCTTAGAAATATCTACTTATTCCTTTAGTTAGTGAACATAATTCATATTGTGTTTACTTTTCTAAACCATACTCAACCCGTTATTATTTAAGGCTTTATATTACTTTCTAATAATCAATAGTGAACGTTACCTCATTGTGTTTACTTTTATAGTAAATAAAAAGATTAAATTCTAAAATCTCTTCTAGCTTTGTTCATAGTATCTTGAGTAATTCCAATATATTTTAATGTTATTGATTCTTTAGAATGATTAAACATCTGCATTAATGTTGCTATATCTCCAGTCTGCTTATAATAATGAAATCCAAAGGTTTTTCTTAAAGTATGTGTTCCTAAATTTTCAATCCCAAACCTATCACCAATATCCTTCATGATCTTCCACGCTTGTCCTCTCCCTATCGGCTTATTTACTGAAGTCTTTCTAAATAGATATTCTTCTTCATTCATTTCAGCATAATAATTCTTATAAACTTTTCTAAGAACTGGATTAATCTCAATAATGTTTCTCTTTGTGGTTTTCTTCTCTTTAACATCAATATACTTTTTATCCTTAACATCTTTAACTTTAAGCCTTAATATATCTGATATTCTTAATCCTGTATAAGTACCTGTCATTATCAAAACATAATTTCTATTATTCTCTTTTTTTAGAGCAGCTTGTATATCATGAAATATATCTGCATCTCTTATTGGTTCTACAAAGTTCATTTATTCTCACACCCTACCACCTTCCTTTAATAATTGGTTTTAGTAAAATAAAAAGCACAAGCCACATTCGCTCATGCTCATTAACTAAATATATAATTTTTCACCATACTAAAATGATAAACTATGGTCATAGTCTTGTATATCAAATCTTCTCACTTTTGTATTAACTTCTTTCTTCATTTTGTCCTGCTTTTGTCTAATTGCCTAAAAACAACCTAATCCTATCATAAATTTATATAATGCATTATTCTTTAGTTTATAATATGTATTTTTACTAACCTTTAACTCCTCCATTATTTCTTCTCTTGTTTTATCATCTCTGAAATAAGCATATTCTACAATAGTCTTACTATCGTTATTTAGTCTATCAAATACATAACCAACAGCTGTAACTATAGTTCTTTTATATTCATCATCAATTACTGACTTTGCAACTGGATCTGATGGACTCATACTTTTATCAATAATAATATCTGGTCTAATTGCTGCACCTAATCCTGGTGTCTCTATTGAAATTAAATAGAATGGATAATCTTTTAGTTTTCTTTCTACAAATGGCTTCATTTTATTAAATAATTCTTTGTTTATCATTTATATCACCTATCCTTTTATGCTATAATAAGAATAGATGTTCGATTAGAGAACTGTGAGTTTGAATTTATTATGTTCTCTAGTTATCCTAAGGTGTTCATGATGAACACCTTATATTTTTCATTTTTAATGTATTCTTAGTTTGCCTATGCATACAGTCATATCTAATGCCTTAAATATTTTATCTGCATTTTCAAGGCTTATTTTTCTTTCTCCACTTTCCCAATAATCAATTGCTCTTGTTGTACAACCAACAATTTGTGACAATTGAGATTTTGAAATATCTTTAGCTTTTCTTCCTTTTCTTATCAGCTCACCTAATTTCATAAGTTATACCTCCATCAATTAACTATTTGTCTAATGCATTCAAGTACTCTCTCAGATTCTTCTTCGTCAAGATCAGTTAGATATTCCTCAAACAACTCCTCTAAACTTTTTTCACTTTCTCCAAAATACATATCCACAATATCTTTAATTGCTTCCTCATTTGCTTGCATATCAGTTAACCCTTTCCAACGGAGCAAATCTCTGAAATTGTCCTAGCCAACCAAGCTTTATTGTTTTAACTTCTCCATTTCTATTTTTATTTACTATAACTTCTGCAATGTTATTATCTTCACTTTCTCTGTTGTAATATTCATCTCTGTATAGCATCATGATTATATCTGCATCCTGTTCAATAGATCCTGATTCTCTAAGATCTGAAAGAATAGGTCTATGATCTGTTCTTTGCTCTGGAGCTCTTGATAATTGAGATAATGCAACTACTGTCACTTCTAATTTTTTAGCTAATTTCTTAAGCTCTCTTGATATCTTAGCTATCTCTTGCTCTCTTGAATAACTTCCTTCTGTACCTTCTATTAACTGTAAATAATCTATTATTACAACATCTAATCCTTGTTTACTCTTAATTAGCCTGCACTTTGCTTTAATATCTGATAAATTAGTTGATTTATCATCTATGAAAATCTTTCGCTTTGCTAGATCATTTGTATGCAATGCTATTTTTTTAAACTGTTCCTCATCTAACTTTCCAGTTTTAATAGAATCTAGTTTAACAAGGCACTTAGCTGATATAAGTCTTTCCATAAGTTGACTTCTTGTCATTTCCAAAGAAAACATTGCTACTGATGCAGTTTTAGAAGCATACTGTCCAATGTTCAATGCAAATGCTGTCTTCCCCATTGACGGTCTAGCTGCTACAACAATAAAGTCTCCTTTTTGTAGCCCTGATAATGTCTTATCTATCTCAGCAAATCCTGTTGTCTTTCCAAGTATCTTACCGCCATTACTGTAATTATCCTCAATTTTAACTAATGCTTCATCAATTGCTTGTCCTATTTCTACTATGTCTCCAGATTCCTTATTGTTAGATACCTTATACATATTTTCTTCCACATAATCTACAACACTACCTAATTCACTTTCCTCATAGCTCTTAGCTATAAGGTTTCTTCCTGTATTAATTAAGTTTCTTCTATTTGCCTTATCTTTTACTATATTTACATAGTCCAAAATGTTATTTTTAAATACTACATCTGTTACTATGGAAGTGACGTAAGTTACTCCTCCACAATTATCAATGTTTTTTTGTTGTCTTAACTCTTCCAGTAGAGTAATTAAATCAACATTAACATCTCTCGCAACTAAATCTTTTATAGCCTTAAATAATCTCTTATGCCTATCAAAGTAAAAATCATTTATTGATAAAATATCATCAACCTCTTGAAGCCTATCCTTGTTATTAATTATGCAACCAAGTACCGCTTGCTCTGCTTCAATATTGTTAGGTAATTCTTTAAGTATTTCTTCCATGTTACATATCCTCCTGTGCTTTTACTCTAAACTTTTCTTTTGATTTATCTTTTTGTATCGGTGTATCTCTTCCTTTGCACTCATAATTAGAATCTAAGTAATCCTCATATCTACCATTAAAGAATGTTGATCCATTAAGAATATATTGTTTTTCTTTTCCCTCAACTTCTTTTGAATACCTTTGGATGCATCTTATCATTTGTTCTTTGCCAATCTCTTTTATAATCTTAGGTATTTTTTTAATAGCTTGAGATCTACCTTTTTTGTTGGGATACATCTTCCAAATCACTTCTATCTCATTTGCACTATATATATAATTACTATCTTTAGTAGAAAGATTATTTTGTTGCCGATTTTTATCGGTAGGGGTACTGATTTCTATCGGTAGGGGTGCCAATTTTGATTTGCACCCCTCCGTTTTTTTATCGGCAGTATCATAATTATTAAAATCCTTATCCTCTGAGTTAGTTTTTATAAGGCTAGGATAATTTTCTCCTAAACAATAATAAGAATAACTACCGCCTTCAAGCTTATGATAATGGCCTAATACTTTGCACTTCTCAAGCTTCTTAAATCTATTTCTAAGAGCATCATTACTACTAATACCTATTAGTGGTATATCTTCTTTCATATGCTTGTAATTAAGCCAGTAATAAGGCTTATTATCCACTATAATCATACTCATGCTTTCAGTATCCCTAAAGTCTACAAAGTACCTTAGTAACATTGCATCTTTAAGATCCAATCCATATTCCAGAAGTTTACTCTGATTAAATCCACTTATTGTATTCTTCAAATTTAACTCCCCCTTATTCTCTGTTTTTAAACCATAGAAAAACTCCAATATGAATCCTATACGCCTTTTTGGGTTTCAATTTTAATGGAAGCGTATCTGGATCTGCTATTTCTAATGAAGATAATGGTATTTCTAAAAAAGAACTATCAAACAGTTCTATAGTTAAATGTACTTTCGAATTGTTGCCTGTTATTTTTATGTTTTTGATTTTTAAAATACCTTCAATTCCTGCAATACTTACAATTAGTTTTGGCTTAGGATCATGCTCTAATAACCTCTCTAATTGTTTATCTAAGGAAGCATCTTCTATTGCTATGGTTTCCTCTTTTGTTTCACTTTGAATAGTTTCAACTACTGTTGAATTTTTGTTTTTTATCTCTTCTATAAATTCTTCATCTTTTTTATTTTCAATAGGCTGCTTTATACCATCAATGAGAATCTTAATCTCTTCTTTTGATTCATTAGGTATTCCCTTAATGTTTTCATATATTTCTGTTTGCTCTTTTTCGCTTAAATTACTTAAATCAACTGCTTGTGTTAATGTAATTTCATTTTTATCAAGCATATCTCTAAATTCATTGGTTAACTTATTATCTACTTTTTGATATCTCCCTACTTGTACACCTGACATTCCTAATGTCTTCCCAATTAAATCTCTAGTCTTACCTTGTAACTTCTCTCCGTTACCTCTTTTCTGCTCATATATTTCCTTAAGCCTTTTGATGCCTTCCATCTTCTCTGATGGTGTCAATTCTCTTTGTTCTGAATTGGCTTGTATTAGTATAAGTTCTGCATCCAAATCATTAACATTATTTCTTACTTGACATGGTACCTTTTTATAATTTAGTTTCTTTAAAGCATGATATCTTCTTTCCCCTGAAAGAATCTCATATCTATCTTCATCAATTTTTCTAACAACTAAGTTATGCATAAGCCCATCTTCTTTAATAGACTCTGCAAGTTCTTCTATTTCTCTAATCCCGTAGAAATTTTTACTTGAAGGTATAAGCTTATCTATATCAATCTCAAAAAGCTTAAAATTATCTTTAGCATCAAGATTATTAACTTTATCGGCTAACCCCTTTAAATAAGACATTGTTTTATCTCCTCAACTAAAGCTTTATAGTCCTTTGATGCATTTGCATTTTTATTAAAATAAACTACTGGAGTATCCTTAAATGTACTCTTGGTAACATCAACATTTTCTCTAATGGATTGATTGAAAAACTTCTTTCCTAATTCTGTCTTAAGCTCTGCCTTGATTTCATTGTTAATTTTTGTCCTCTTATCCATAGTGACAAATACTCCAAGAAGCTTAAGATCTTCGTTAAATTCTTCTTTGGTTTCTTCTATGCTCGCTAACAAATATTCAAACCCATCTAAAGCAAATTTATCAATTTTTAGGGGTACTAATACAAAGTCGGATGCTGCTAACGCATTAGTAGTCAAAATACCTAATGATGGAGGACAATCTATAATAATATAATCAAATTTATCTTTATGTCCTTTAACCCATTTCCTTAACCTTGTTTCTCTAGCCTTCTTGGTGTCAGCTAGAATCTCTGCTTCACTCAAGATTAATCTAATGTTAGATGGAACTAGACTAACTCCTGGATAATCAGTTACATTTATATAATTTAAATCCTCACCTTTAAGCAATTCATAAGTACTAGGTGTATTATTTTTATATAAATTTAGATACTTAGTGGCGTTAGCTTGAGGATCTAAATCTATAACAAGAACATTATTACCTTGTTTACCTAATTCAGCAGCAATATTAACTGTAGATACTGTTTTTCCTACTCCACCCTTTATATTTAAAACTGATATTACTTTCATGCCATTACCCCTCCATTACATTTATTTAATACACTCCAACACCTTTTACATATCTCAATAAACATCTCAGGACTTGTCTCTTTATTAAAACTAGTTCTATTGAACCTAATATCATCTATTGCCATTTCTAAGATTATGTTATAATCTTCATCGCTTACTTTTATTTTTAAGTTATTTAAAAACTCTTTAACCATCTTTACAACTCCTCCATTTAAATTTATAATGGAGATACGGATTGCAGTCCGTATCTCAGAAACATGTTAGAACCTTTATTTAAAGGTTCTTTTTTTATTAAAACCATTGTTCTCCATTATGGGTAACATGTAACCAAGTTTTACTTTTACCTTCTCTAAATTCAAACCTTAGATACTCGCTCCTATTTTCTTTAGTTGGTTTGATACCCTTATATTCAGCATCTTGATATTTGTGCAACTGTTTTTTCTTTCCGTTAGCGTTAATTACATTTATTTTTCTAACTATACTCACAACAACATTTTTATAATCATCATCTTCTAACCCTCTTGGATCTGGTGCAATATAATCTATATCTTCAACATAATTTATACTAATAGGTACTGTACACATTTTTAAGCCCATGCCATTACTATTGAAATACTTAACTATAAACCTCTTAAATATTTCTTTATGCTCCTCTTCCAAATCATCATATCCAGATACACAAAACGCATCTATCCCATGACATTTTTTTAAATCCTCTAAACTTTTAAGCCTATAATCACTTAACCCATTTGCTTCGTAAATCATTTCAATTTGTTGTCTATTCATTCTTATCACTCCATTTCTTCAATATCATCAACTACAGCTTCATATGGTTTTCCTTGAGCATCTTGATGCACTGAGTTAATTACTTCTCTCACATTTAACTCATATCTAGATATTTAAACGCCCACTCTTTCTTTATCCTCTTTAAACTCTAACCCTACATAATCATAAAATAGCTTTGGTGAGATATGATAAGTCCAAATACTAGACATCTTAACCGCTGTCCCAAATGGTAATAGTCCTCTTTGTAATCCTACTCGTACAAACTGTTGAGATTTCCCCATTATTTCAGCAGCCTTTTCAACTTTTATATTCGCTCTCATTTTGCTTCACTCCCTACTTTGCAAACTTTAAAGTCATAATAGCTTCAACAACATCATCAAGCTCTTTCATAATTTGATTCCACTGTGGTTGTTCATTTTCATCTATAACACCATCACAAGTAATTTCTATCATTAACTCCCTACACTTAAGGAAATCTGACACCTCTTTTTGCAACTTTAATATTGCAATTGGCAATTCCTTTATTTCTATATTAGGTAAAAATTTTTGTCCAACCTCTGCACTTGTTTTAAGGTGCTGATAAGCTAAATACTGTGTATTATAGATTTCAATCATCTTAATAACAACTTTATCTGGTGGGATTCTCTTACCTCCTTCATAAGCCCTTAAGCTATCAACAGATATATCTAGGAGTTCAGATGATTTTTCTTGTGTTAAACCTGTTGACTCTCTCGCTATTTGATAAATATTTCTGTATTCTTGCACCATTTATTTATCTCCTTATAAGTATTAGAATAAATTTATACAACAAAATGTAGTATTAAACTTTAAAAATATCCTCAAATAATATTGTCATGCTTATTTGGTAATAATTTTGTAGTTTTTTCATTAAATCTATACTTGGATTTCTATATCCACGTTCTATAGCACTCAATGTTTTTTGAGATATTCCAATATCTTCTCCCACACATTGCTGACTTTTTTCACCACGAGCATTGATAAGATTATTTCGCATTCCTCTGCCTCCTTTACTACGTTTTGTAGTGGCTATATTTATATATTATACTCCATTTTGTAGTAAGTCAATAGTAAAATGTTCTTTTTACTACAAATTGGCGTTAAAAATAACTCCATTAAGTAGTAAAATGTTATTGAGGTGTTTAATATGAATAGATTGAAAGAATTAAGAATGGAGAAAAATTTAAGTCAAACTAAATTAGCAGAATTATTTAATATTTCTCAGCAGGCTGTTAGTCACTACGAAAAAGGGATTAGAGATATTGACTCTTCTCTTATAAAAAATCTTGCTATTTTCTTTGATACTTCAACTGATTATCTATTAGGAATATCTGATATAAAGAACTATACTGAAGATCCAAATATCACTATTGCACTTCATAGTGACACTGATTATGATGAACTTCCAAAGGAAGCTATCGATGAAATTAATAATTTTGTTGAATATATTAAGCAAAAATATAAAAAATAGATTTTCAAATACGGTGTTCTTCACGAACACCTATATTTTTAAATATATACTGTAATAATTTATCATAAAATGAAATATTTTATTTAAACCGAGGGGGATTTATGATGGAAATTAAAGAAAAACTTTATGTATTAGCTGCGAGAGTAGAAAAAATAGTAGATCAAATTAAAACTGAAGAAGGAACAAAACAATCATTAATATTGCCATTCTTTCAAATATTGGGTTATGACGTTTTTAATCCTTTAGAATTTTGTCCTGAATTTGATGCAGACTATGGTATAAAGAAGGGTGAAAAAGTTGATTATGCTATTATAATAGATGGTGAACCGATAATATTAATTGAAGCCAAAGCATGTAGTGATAACTTAGATAAACATGGAGCTCAATTATTTAGATATTTTAATTCATCAAAAGCTAAATTTGGCGTTTTGACTAATGGAGTTAAATATCGCTTTTTTACTGATTTAGATGAAACAAATAAAATGGATCAAAAACCTTTCTTTGAAGTTAATTTATTAAATCTTAATGATACTCAAATTTCATATTTAAAAAATTTTGAAAGAGATTCTTTAGATGTTAATTCTATATTAAGTACAGCTGAGGAACTTAAATATTCAAATCTAATAAAAGACTTTTTAAAACAACAACTTGCTTCTCCATCAGAAGACTTTGCTAATTACATATTAAGTCATATATATGAAGGCAGAAAAACTGCTACTGTAGTAGAAAAGTTCTTACCTATTGTTAAAAGAGCTTTTAATCAATTGATTACTGAAACTTTAAGTACTAAATTTGCTGAGACTCTTAAAGGTGATACTCCACTAAGTAATGATATAAAACAAGAAATTGCAATAGATACCAATATAAATAAAATCATTACCACTCCTGATGAACTCGAAGGCTTTGCTATAATTAAATCGATTCTAAGAACCAATATCGATCCAAATGATATTACATATAAAGATACTGAGACTTATTTTGGTATCTTATATAAGCATAATACAAGAAAATGGATATGTAGATTGTATTTAGGTTCAAAAAAATCTATTGTTATTCCAACTAGTGACAAAGGACAAGAAAGATATTATTTAGAGACATTAAACGATATATATTCTTATGAAGAACAATTAAAGAGTATTGCACTGAATTTTGCTCAATAAAATCTTATTCTAAAAATAAGGTGTTCGTCATGAACACCCTATTTTATATCTATTTGACGAACATATGTTCTATGTATTATAATTTACATGGTGGTGATAAGCATATGAAGAAATTAACCGATATTTTTCAAGTAATTGAAAAAGAAAACATAAATATTGAGGAGACTACGATGCGTTATAATGGCAATAAAGGAATTTACATAAATATTCCTGGTGTTCCTCCAACTATCTTAATAGACAAATCAATTATCAATAATAGGTGCAAATATGCATCTATACTAAGCGAAGAATTAGGGCATCATTTCACTACATTAGGAAATTTACCTAAACAATCTAAAACTTATTCTGAAAAACTTCAAAAAAACAAAAAGGAAAATAAGGCTAAATCATGGGCTGCTAATTTCCTAATAAGTGATGCTGAATTTGTACAAGCTTTATATACCTGTAAATCAACCCTAGAAGATATGTCTGAACATTTTAATGTCACAGAAGAAATAATTAAATATAAAATGTTATCTATATCTCTAAATGAACTTAAATATATGCAAATACGTAAAAACTTCAAATGCAAGGATGTACAATATACTTCTTGCATTATTTAATCCCAATACTATTTGAATATAAAAACATGTATTTATACACAATGTACTAATTTTGATTCTAAATTGTATAGTATATATATGCAAAGGAGGATATTGATAATTATGAAACTACCAAATGGCTATGGAACTGTTTATAAGCTTTCTGGGAAGCGAAGAACCCCATTTATAGCTCGCAAGACTATTGGATGGGATGATAACGGAAAACAAATATATAGAACAATAGGGTATTATGAAAAGAGACAAGATGCTATCAATGCTCTAGCTGAATTTAACCTTAATCCTTATTCAGTTGATGTAAGCACAGTAACTTTTGCTGAAATTTTTGACAAATGGAAAGAAAATAAATTTGATGGCATTTCAAGATCTGCTATTAATGGATATAATGCAGCCTTTCAAATTTCTGAAAAGCTTCATGAAATGAGATTTATTGATATAAAGACAATGCATCTTCAAGACATAATAGTTAACTGTGGAAAGGGGTATGGGACTCTTCGTAAAATAAAAAATTTATATAATCAACTTTTTAAGTATGCTATGGAAAATGATATTATCTCTAAAAATTATGCTGACTATGTTGATCTAGGTAAAAAAACTGATCAAAATACTCGTATTCCATTTACTAAAGATGAAATTAAAAGATTATTTCAAGTTGAACCTGTAATGCCTTTTGTTGATACAGTACTAATAATGATTTTTTCTGGTCTTAGAATAGGAGAGCTTTTACTAATTAAAAATGATGATGTTGATCTTAATGCTCGTATAATAACAGGCGGTATAAAAACAGATGCAGGAAAAGATAGAATCATTCCTATTAATTCTAAAATATTTGATATGATATCAAAAAGAAAATCTTTAGGGCATGAATATCTTATTGTAAATTCTAAGAATGAACAAATGAAATATTCAAACTATTATAGAGATACCTGGATCTACATAATGGAGCAACTAAATATGCATCATAAGCCCCATGATGCAAGACATACCTTTGCTACATTAATGAACAATGCAGATGCTAACCCAACTTCAATAAAGAAAATAATTGGTCACAGTAGCTACACTACAACAGAAAAAATATACACTCATAAGGATGTTGAAGAACTTAGAAAAGCAATAGAGTTAATATAA